ATTGCGCGCTTCTTGGTAAGCGCGAAGCCGAACTGCCGGGACATTGGCCGGGAGAACCGGAACCGCAGCGATCGCCGCTTCGATCCGATCCACCTCAGCCTGCGCCTCAACCCGCGCTGCTTGCGCGATGATGTAAGGCGCCGCCCGTTCCGTCTCGATCATGGTCAGCGCCCGATGCCCGCTATAGGCATTGAACAGGCTGACCCCGACGAGAAGAATTCCCGCAACCACAACACGAGCCCAAGCCTTGCGGCCAACGCTGTGCTCAATCGCGAGCGCTAGAGTGATGCCCAAAACCTCTGAGCTTGCCACTAGCACAACCAGGACCACCGCGACCAAACCCGCCGCGCTGGCCCACCAACCCCAGGCGTTGAGCAGCCCTGAGGCCGCTGCAATCGCCCAGATCGCAAACCCAGCAGCGATGACGCTCGCCGGGGTAGAAGGTGCTTTCGACATGGATTGACTCCTTGCTTGCTGTCGATAGCAGTAATGTAGCAGCCATGTAGCCTCTTGTCAAGCGGCCATGTAGCTGATACCTGTTAAGCCATGAGCAAGACCCCTAAAAAACAAGTCACCCTTCGCATGGATGACGCAGAGATCGCGCTGTTAGAGCATTTGGGCAAAGTGCATGGCGGCAAAGGCGCAGCGATGATGGCGGGCCTTCGCATGCTGAACGAAGAAGCCTATGATCTTCGCGCAGTGTCGTCGCAAGAGCTGCTCGCCGAACTGCAAAGGAGGCTCACATGAAAGTGATTTGGATTGTTAAGCCGCACGATGAAGCAACGCATCGTGTATCCATGCCTGGATGGCTGATCTATCTAGGGTCGCTGTCTGTGGTGATTGGCGTATGCGTAGGCGCTTGGTTGGCGCATTAACTTTCTACGCATACGGAGCAATGGCCGGAAACCCAAGAGGCTTAAGCATTGATGCGCATGAAGCCAATCGTGTGGCGGGTGCGATAGTTAATGTTTGGCCCCGGTCATGGGCGCTCCCCATCGGGAAGGGCGCGCGGCTCCGTGGCGCGCACAGGAGCGGGGGAAAGGACGGGGGTCATGGGGCGTCTTTCGTGGAGGCTGACACCTCGCGGGCGTAGAATGACGGCTCGGCCTCTGTCGTGATTTGCCAGCGCGACAGGATCGGCCCACCCTCCTTCTCGTACACAATCACTTCGACCGCTGATTGGTATTCGCGGTCCGCGTAGGTGATCTGCGCCCACTCAAGCGCCGCGTCTTCCTCGTCAAAGCCTATGACGGTTCGCGGGTACTCGCCGTCTTCATCGGTCACGAAATAGCTCCCCATCACCCCACCCCCATCAGTGCAAACAGCAACGCCCCCATCAGCAGCCCGGCGCAGAGGCCAAGAGCGGCGCTCATGGCTGCGGCTCCTGATCCAACAGCGACGGCTGCACCGGCTTTGGCTTCGGCTCCTCAAACAGCCGGGGCTGCTTCCAAGCCTCTTCAATGCGCCGACACGCGATGTCGAAATACTTCGGCTCCAGCTCAATCCCGATGAAGCGACGGCCTAGCTTAATCGCCGCCACGCCTGTGGTGCCAGAGCCCATGAAGGGGTCGAGGATGGTTTCGCCAGGGTCGCTAAAGTCCTTCACCCATTCCAACATTAGGGAAAGCGGCTTAGGGGTTGGGTGCCCGTTTTGGTTCTCAATGCTGGTTGTCCACACTGAGCGCTTGCCGCCGCCGTTCCAGCGCAGCCTCTCTGCGCCGTGCAAACAAGCAACAAACTCCCATCCTGGCGCCGGTCGATCCCCCGTAAACTGCGGGGCGCCGTTTGTTTTGTTCCACACGCCAGCGCGAACCTCCCGCAGCCCGGCGGGCGGATTTTGCAGCAAGTCTGTTCCGTGTCGCCAATCGCATGAAAGCACACACCAGCGCTTAGGCGCGGCTAACTCAAGGATTTTGCGAAGATCGGAATACTCGATGGCGAACGGCACAAAACCTTCGCCGCTAAATTCGTTGTCGTTTCGCGTCCGCGCCCCGTTTTGGACGAGCGAGCTATACGGCGGGTCCGTCACCACGACGTCAACCTTGGAAAGCGTCGGCAGCACTTCGCGGCAATCCCCTAAAATCAGGATCGCATCGCCGATTATCTCAGTGCGAAAACGGCTCATGGTTGCGGCTCCGGCACCCCGCAAAGAAACAGCGCGCGCTCCATTTCGTGGATCGCTTCTCGCTGGTCGCGAATGTCTTCAGCGCTTGCGCGGTCGTCGCATTGCATGCGCGCAAGCTCTTGAAGCGCAGCCTCAAGCTCAAGCCTTAGCTCATGCGCGCGGCGATGATCGGGGTAAAGGCGGCTCATGGCTGCGGCTCGCGCACTTCGCCCAAAATGGCGATGCAAACGTCCAGCGCAAACTTGACAGCCGCTTTGGGGTCGCCTTGATAAAGGGGGCCGTGAAACGCCGGACTGGCGATGATGCCCTGAAGCGCCGCATTGAATTGCGAAAGGGCCGCGCTTTCCTTGCCGTCGTGGCAGGACCTATCCAGCATCTTCAGCATGTCATTGCGGCTCATGGCTGCGGCTCCGGCACCCCGCAAAGAAACAGCGCGCGGTGCAAAGCGAGCGGTTGAATTGGGTGTCGTGCTTCACTCATCCTCTTGTCCTTTCTTCAGCCCCTCCAGGTAGGCGGGAAAATCGGGGTGCTCGCCGCAGTGATCCCAAGACCACTTCATGTCGTGCATTGGTGCGCTGCTCTCATCACCGATCCGCAGCGAAACATTATTTGCATCGTTGGTGCATGTCCCATACTCGCGCACGTTTGCTCCAGCGGTCAGGTGCCCTCGTTTGCGCCAATACGGGCACGTCTCACACGTCGGCCTGCTCATGGCTGCGGCTCCTGTGCGACGCCGCCTTGGCATAGGGCGATGTCTGGCATCACAGCATCCTCCAAAGCAACACCCACGGCGCCCAGGACAGTACAATAAGCACTGCCCAGACGCACACACGCACGGGTAGGGGGTAGGGGCGGTCAGTCATTGCCATCCCCCGCATCCGCAGCTGCATTCGCCAACCGACGCAGGCTTGTCACCAAAGCCTCAATGTCAATCACCGTCGTCTCGATCTGGCGAGTGATCTCCACCGCGCTTTCCTCAAGATACTCTTCACCAAACTCGGCGATGTCTCCCACGGTAATCTGGTTCAACGTCGCCGCTGCATGCAGATGACGCAGCTGCGCAATGCAGGCTTCGTAAGCACGCAGCGCACGCGTCGCCCTGCGCTCAATGTCCCAGCCAAGCCCACGGCCTTCTTCAGCAATCAGCCGATGCAATCCTTCAACGTCCATTGTTGTACTCCTTCACTTTCAAAACTTGCTTCGTAAGCGGTGCGCCGTTCACAGTGGCGCTCTCTATGCCTTCTGGTCCATGGGTCACTTTCACAAGGTACCCCCTGCGGGCCCAGTACTCCGCGATGACGCGGGATAATCTCTCGTTCTTCGTCATGTGACCTCCTTGGTTGTGAGGTCACCTTATCACCGATGATCGCAAAAGCAACCACTCTTGTATCTTTTTTTGCGCATCCGCCAAGCCATGGCCAATGATGACCGTGTGGCCAACGCTGGCAAGGTAGGCGTGCCAATCGGCCTGAACTGCCGACACGACCCCGCCATCGGCGCGCTTCATCTCAATCCACAAACACCAGGCAGGAATGAAGAGATCTGGCACGCCAGCGCTGACGCCTTCGACCTTGAGCCTGGCGCCCGTCGTGCGGCTTCGAGCCTCGCCGTTGGGAATGGCAAAGATCCGCACGGGTTTGTGGGTCTGGCGAAACCAGCTCACAAACTCGCGTTGTTCAACGTGTTCAGAACGCGCGGCGACTTTGCGCCCATTGGCGATCGACAACGCGGAAGAAGCGGCCTTCTTGGCGGTATGTAATCCACGTCGGTGCGGGGGCATCTTCTAATATATCCAAAAACAAGTGCGTATTTTGTACCAAAAAGTCCCAGTCTGTGGTTTTAGACAGTTTTCGAAGAAAACGAAAATCTTCAGGATTGCTTGAAAATATGGATAAAGCGCCTAGGATCTCTGTGAGCCTTTCCCAAGCACGATAGGTTGCCGCACCACCGTGCCATATGGTGAAATACTCAGTCACGATAGGGTCAATGTAATTCGCGGGATAGTACCGCACCCGCAGCATGTCCTGCCCATTGTTATGGATGTCCCATCGCCAGCTGGCGACTTTCATCTCACGGCCTAAAGCCGCCTCATCCGACATGACCGGCGCGATTTTCAGCTCTAAATCCGCAGGCTTAGGCGGCGGGAACTTAAACCCACACTTGGGACATTCCCTTACTGCCGTGTGACATAACGTGTGGCATACCGGACAAGCCTTGACCGGCGCTTCACCGCCTTCTGTCTTCTTGGGCCGTTTGACAACCGGATCATCGAAAAAACCATGCGTGTAGGTCAGCCCGGCAAAGTCCAGCACCAGGCAATCGTCTGTGTTGTCCTTTAGCCTAGTCCCGCGCCCCAGCATTTGCACATAGAGCGAGGTCGAAAGGGTGGGGCGGCAGCAAGCGATCACGTCCACATTGGGCGCGTCAAAGCCAGTCGTTAGCACATTTGCGTTTGTCAGCGCCTTGATCTTGCGAGCCTTAAACGCGCGGATGATGTTTTCTCGTTCTTCGGCTGGCGTAGTCCCCACAATCGTTTCCGCGATCACGCCTTTTTCCCGCAGCGCGTCTCGCATCGCAAAAGCGTGGCTGACGCCAACGCAAAACACCAGCCAGCTTTGGCGCTGATAAGCCTTTTCAACAATCTCCTCGGCGACAGATTTGTTCAGCGCTGCTTTGTTAACCGCCGCGTCAAGATCCGCCTCAACATATTCTCCGCCTTTCTTCTTGACGCCCGCGAGGTCAAACTGCGTGGCTGTAGCCAGCGAGCGCAAGGGCGCAAGATAGCCCTGCTTTACCAGATCCATCACTCCGATCGGCTCAATCAGATCCGTGAACAGGGCAGGCGCATCCGTGATGTAACCATGGCCCAGCCGGTAAGGCGTGGCTGTTAAGCCAATCACTTTGAGGTCTGGCGTCCTAGCCGTCAGCTGCGCGATCAACCGCCGATAATGGCCATCCGCCGTGTGGCTGATGCGGTGAGCCTCATCGATGATCACGATATCCACCCGGCCCAGCAGGTCCACCTTTTTAGCGACACTCTGAATGCCAGCGAACGTGATCGATTGCCCCGCGTCCCGTTGCCTGAGCCCCGCCGAATAGACGCCCAGCGGCGCATCTGGCCAGTGCTGGCGCATCTTCTCGGCGTTCTGCTCGATCAGCTCCTTGACGTGAGTAAGCATGAGAATGCGCTGATCGGGGTAGGCCATCACCACAAGCTTGCAGAACTCGGCAATGATGTGGCTTTTCCCCGCGCCCGTCGGCAGCACCAGGCAAGGGTGGCCTTCGTGGTTCTGGAAGTACTCGAACAGCATGTCGAGCGCGCGTTGTTGATACTCTCTGAGCATTGGTCATCTCCCGGATCAGAACGGCACCCAATGCTTGTCAATCAACTCCCGCGACGACACATGCCCGTCGCCGTTCATGACTTTCTGACCGTCGATCATGTAAACCCCAGTCACCCCGTCTGGACTGTCGAGCATTGTCCACGGCGTCAGGTCCGGGTGCAGAACATGCTTGGGGCAACCCTCAATCTGCGCATCAACGGGGATCTCTGAATCCCACACGGCGCAATGGCTTGTGCCATCTGTCCGCGCCGTGTAGTGCGCGCATGTCCTGCAATTAACCTCTTTCGTCAGCCCAGACACATGGCAAAAGTGAAAGCCAGGGCAGGTCTTGCATTGCCACCAAGCCGCGCTGGCCTGGTACATAGGCTCGGGCATATGATCGGAGCAGGACACCCTTAGGCCCCGCGCAATGGCGTTCTCCGCCGTCAACCGATCGTATTTGACGCGCTCGAAATAGTACCGATCGTCGTCCTTGCAGATCGCCACATACAGCGCCCGCTCCAAGCCCGTCGCGTGCATATAGACCTGCATCTGCACATAGTGTTCTGGCTTGGACGCCTCGACGCCTTCTTTCGTCAACGTGGTAAAGCTCGCCTTATTGTGGGTCTTAAACTCGGCCACATGCTGCTTCGTTGGGGCCTCAGGCACGCCAAGGACAATAGCGTCAATGGTCCCTGCGACGTGGCCTTCAATCGCCACGCGCGCCTGCTCAGACACAATTTCAATGCCTGCCATCTGGAGATCCTTAAGGATCGTCTCTTCCTCGCGTTGGCCGCGCCGGAAGATGCGCAACACACGCCCTTCAAAGCTGCGTGGTGCAGCCCAGCGAAAGCTAAGCCACAGCCATCGGTCGCAGGGGTGGCCAAGCAAGGACGCCCCAAGATGGGGGCGAGGCTCGCGCCCCGCCTCCTCTTGTTGATGGGCCTTATCGATGAGCGCCGCCAGATCATTCTGGGCTTCGGGAAGGGCGCTCATGACCGCTTCTTCCATGGCGGAGTTTGGCCGCTCAACGCTTGGCTTGTCGCCGCGCCGGGTTGTGCGGGGGGTTGTGCGGCGGACTGTGCGCCAGACTGTGCGGCCAACGATTGCGCGCTAAACCCATTGGCCCGCGCCTCAAACGCCTTCCAACCCTTGACATCATTGCTGGCCTTGTACTGCCCATCGGCAGGGCGGATCTCCAGCTTGATTTCGCACGTCCCGCCGATCAGTTGATCGGTGTCGGAGATGCGCTCCAGCCCGATCGCCATCATGAGCTGGCCCAGCTGCTGGCGGCCAATCTGCTCGGCTTTGGCCGATGGATTGGAGATGTTGAGGTTGCCATAGATCACCCGGCCTTGGTGCGTCGGGCCAATAATGTCGTAACGCACTGCCAGATATTGGCCCGTGTTGGCCTTGTTTGGCCGGGCCTCAACCGCCGCAACCCGCGCCTGATACCAGCCGGGGGGCAGGGGATCGTAGGATGTCTCGATCATCTCAGGCAGGTCATCGAGGGAAAAGTCCAGTTTCATCGTGGTCTCCTTAGTCTGCGCGGATGGTAAAGGTCGGTCGACCTGGCGTGATGGTGATCGCCGGGAGCAGGGGTTTCGTGATCTTGGATGCAGCGGCATCCCAGATCTTCTTGTTCACCTCAGGCTTCCATCGGAACAACGTGGCGAGGTGGTCGGTTAGGCCATTGGCCTCGGCCAAAGCCTGAAGCTTGTCACCGTCGATCTTCCAGTTGTCGCGCTCGGCGATGCGCACCGTGTAACCGGCCCATTCAGTCTGGCCTTTGGCAAGCATCGCGTCTTCGATCTTGCGCCGCTTCTCGATGGCGGCAAGCTCGGCTTCTTTGGCCTCGAGCCATTCGGCGGCGAGGTTGGTTGTAAGCTGGTTGGTCATTGCGCGGCCCTTTGTCATTGTGCGCCCCCTTGTATCTTCGCAATGATCTGTCCCAGATCAGGCGCTTCCCACGGCGCAAGCTGGCCAGAGCGATCTTTCGCTAACCAAAGCCCGTCGCTGTCGCACATCAGCCCGCGCTGCGGGATGCCGTCGGCGTCGCGCTCTACGCGCAACGCAAGCACCTCATCAAAAAAGTAGGGCAGGGCTTGGCCGGTCTTGTTGCCGGGCATGCTGGGGGAATACAGCATGCGGCCCATCTCATCGGCTTGCTTCTCAAGCTTAGCCGTCATGTAAACGTGCTTGCCGGGTAGATCGCGGAAAGCGCGGATCACTTCGGTCATCGTGTCTTGCATGGCGCCATACGCCTGGCGTGGATCTTTCGCCACACGCTTCTCAGCGTTCAAAACCACTTCAGCGATCTCGCTGATTGAGTCGATGGCGACGCTCTGAAAGTCGCGATCCGATTGCAGCCATGCCAAGGCCTCCCTGAGATCATTCATGTTGCCGATCTCAAGGTAGGGCAGGTCAGCGCCAGCCACGGATAGCAACCCGCCCTCGGCTGACAATGTGACGGGGTTTGGCAGGGTGGGGATGAGCGACGTCTTGCCAGCGCCAGCCTGTCCGTAAACAAGCAGCTTCACGCCATCACGGGCAATCGCGCCCGTGCGTTTGAGGGTAATAGCCATGGTTTCGTCTTTCGTTTGCCCAGTCGGCCAATCCGGTCGGGCAAAGCGACCTTGCGTGT